TCATTCAGAATCCTTTTTGCTAAGATATTCATCTAGTTTTCTGATATTTTTTTTCTTATATTTTGCGTCAAGATGGGTGTAAATATCGAGCGTTGTCTTTATATCACTGTGACCTAGTTGCTCTTTCGCTGTCAGCACATCAACTCCGGACAAATACAACAATGTTGCAAAAGTATGGCGCATCCAGTGAGGCGTGATGTTTGGAATTGTCATTTTAACCTTTTCATGGGTGAACACCGATGTGACTTTACTTCCGTCAGACAGCACACTATGCCCATACTTTACATTGAGCAGCAGCAGGTACGAATACCACATTGACCTCCACCCCTGCTTTGTAAGCATCTTTCCTCTTGTGTCAGGGCAGACAAGAACTTTAAGGTTTCCGGTATCAATGTCCTTTTTGCGCTCTGCTTTTAAGAATTTGACTAAATCTTTTGGAACATTTACAATTCTTTTTGCGGAACTAGATTTACCATAGCTTTTCAAACAAGGAGTGCTACCATCATACTCTACAAATTTGTTGACTGATATTGTGCGCTCACTGAAATCAATATCATCCCATGTTAAGGGCGTTAATTCACCGCGCCTTAATCCAGAATACATCATTGTAATAGCGGCTCTCTGCGCCCTGTGCGGTGTATCAATAATCCACTGCTGTTCTTCATCTGTTAATGCTCTGCGCGGCTCTGGTGGCGTCCCAATGGCAGAATTGTGGTTCTTGCTTTGCTTCACCGGATTTTCTGTGATAACATGATTTTCCAAAGCTATTTCAAAAACATTATATGCAGCCGCTTTCAGCTTCTTTATTGTGCTTTGCGAAGTTGGTCTACTTGTATAAGGGTTAAACTTTGCAAGTGACATTAATATATCTTCAACATCTTGTGAACGGATGCCTTTAATTTGGCAATTCCACAAAGGCTTTAGACGGTTGATTCTTCCAATTCGGTTTTTATATTCATTGTTGCATACTTGCAGTTCCGAAGCATTCAGCCATTTGTCAGCCCAACTTTTAAAAGTATCTTTTTGTGCAGATGTGTCAATGCCAGATTTTAGCATCATTCTAGTGTCAACTGCTTTTTTATGTGCTTCTCTTTCCGTCTTGCCATAGCAACTAATTAATTTACCAGTGTTGGGGTCTTTTACTCGTTCACAGTATCTACCATCTGCACGCTTTGTAAGTTTCTCCATAAATATTATGTCCTCCTAAAAACGGGCATAAAAATGCCCGGACTGTTGATTTCAGGCCGGGTTTGGAGTACAATATTTCTTGCAATACATTGTGCTCCGACTCCGGCCGGTGCTGCCGCTCTATCCTGTTCCAGCAGGGTGGGGCGGTTTTTTTATTTACTTACATCAACGAACTGCGCTGAAAACTTGACCGTATCTGTTGTTCCACCGGTTGTCGTTTTCATTTGCTGTATACCGTCACAAGTGCCGTATACTGTTATGTCGTCACCTTGTAGGACTCTGCCTTTACCGGATTCACTCAAATTGTAATCAACCAGCACGTATCCGTTTGAATTTTCAAGCTGCAAAATGATTTGAAAATGATTGCCCAAATTTTGCACCTGATAAGCGTTTCCAGACAGTTTAACTTTCTTTCCACTATAATTGGTGGGGTTTCGCAAAATGTCTTTGTAGTCATATGATTTGCATTGCTTTTTGTATTCAGACTCATTGACCGACTTTTTAGGAGCCGGTTCAGCAGCTGGAGCCGACACAAGTCCTGCCGCAGCACTCTGCATATCGTTAAATGATATGTTAGCCGGAACCGTTGTGGAAATTGCTACGGAAGCGAGTATCGGCACAGCAATGCAGGCTATGACAGAACCGGCGTTATGAGTTTTGATTGGGTGGTACCTAAAATAAGCAAGAGCCGATTCAGGATTAAGATAATTTACATTTGTACCATTGCCTTTGTACCCGTTGATGGCCTTGCGATAAATTCTCCCAGTAGCCTTGCCATTGGCAACGTTCGCAGCATCTATGTTGGAATGTACCATGTGCGCAGCTATTGCAAAGCCAATGGCTGGAATTAAAGCACATATTCCGGGGACTATGTAGATACAGTAAAAGCAAGACACTGAATCAACAGCAAACAATATAGTCAGTATCAGCAAGACCGCATAAGCAAATTTCAGACCGCCACATTTCTTAACGGGTGGATTTGGCAATGGGGAATAGTCACCATTCGTGTTGCTACTTGGCGGTAAAAATTCAGGTGAGCCATACGCGCCCATGGAAATCACTCCTTTTATTCTAGCCCATTTTGACCGGATGAAATCAGTTTGTTGTTTTGAAAAACAGCATATACGCTTTTGCCAATTTCAAACCAGTTATAAGTTTTGGTTTCAACTCCATCAGACTTGTTGTTGAAAGTTGCAGTTCCTTTGCTCCCCAAAATTTCACAGCACTTTTCGTACGTCATTCCATCAGAGAGCTTTTTATAATTGCTTATGGTTAATGTTCCCGAAGAATTGGAAACGCTGGCTTTAGAACCATTTGAGGAATTACCATGCAAAGGAGCAGTGCTTAATGCAGTGCCGGTCAGGATTACGGCAGCAACTAGAATAGTTGCAATAATCCATTTCTTTCTGTTCTTTGACTTTCCGTCTTCGTATTCATCAGAATCGTCATCTGTATCATTCATTGTGCTAGAAAGGTTCGTCAGGCCAGTTCCGCAATTTGGGCAGAAGCCTGATTTCCCAGCGTTAAAGCCGCACTTTGGGCAGAACATAAAAATTTCCCCTCTCATAGATTGACAAAATTAGCCAACCAATTATAATAATATTTGGGGATAGGCCTACAGAATATCCTTTTACAAGCCCTTCGGCGTTCGCAGCACCGGAGGGCTTATTTTTTTACATTGTTTCAACGTCCTCTAATTCATCTTCTCTAAAGAAGTCTCCGCGCACAATATGCGTAAATTCGTGCCGAATTGCTTTTTGCTGCTGATAATAGTCTAAGCGGGCATTGATATAAATATTGAAAAATCCTTCCCTGTCCATTACGGTTACTCCGTTTACTCGACACGGAAGGTCAACGTAGCGAATGCAATAGTTCAATTAGTTGTCGCCTTCTTCTCCCTTATCCTTTAAGGCTTCAATTATTTTTATGGTTTTAATGATATCCTCCTTTGTAGCCCCTTTGCTCACGGAAAAAAGCATCTTCATTTCTGGCTTTGTCCGTAGGCTATCTATAAGGTCGCGCGTTTCATCGTCAAGCACAACAATATTATCATGCTCGTCCCGAACCTGCACAGATTGTGCAGGTTTTTCTTTTTGCTCATTTCCTGATAAGTAGTCTACAGACACGCCAAAATAATCGGCAAGCTTGTTCAGCTTATCCATCGATGGCTTCTGCATACGCTTTTTCCATTGAGAAAACAATCCTGTGGAAAGTCCAGTATCTTTTGCCACACGATAAGCGGTAACCCCTTTTTGGTTCATTAAAAGTTCGATTCTATCAAAAGTGTCCAAAGTAAACTCCTAAATTCTATGCACATACTACAATCTTAGAATTCTATTCTATTTTAGGGTTGACTAGCTTAGAAATCTGCTGTATAGTATGAGCATACCTAAGAAAACTATTACAAACGAGCAGAAACCGAATGCAAAAGTTTTCTTGATGGTTTATGATGTTTTTATCTTAGCAAACTAAGAATATCACTAAACCGAAGTAAACACAAGTATAACAATATACAAAGAAAGGAGCTGACATCATGTCAGAATTGTATACTTGCGCCCAAATTGCCGACAGATACCACGTCAAAACTATAACAGTATGGGACTGGATTCGCAAACGCAAGCTCCACGCTAAGAGGATTGGCAAGCAGTACCTTATCAGCAATGAGGACATCAAGGACTTTGAAAAGGAGGCTACATATCTATCGTAGCACAACGAAAGTACCTTAAACGGTACTTTCAAATAGGGAGCGCAGTAATGAACGGTCACAAAGAACCCAAGGATGCCGAGCAACGTTTTAGCAAAGTGTTGGACGAACTTATTAGCAAAAAGGAGAGTACATAATATGAACGATTTACAGATTTTCGACCGTGGCGGTCATCTTTACACTGACAGCCGCGAAGTTGCCAAGATGGTTGGCAAAGACCACAAGAACCTTATTCGCGACATCAGCGGATATATTGACGTTTTGGGTCAAAGCTCAAAATTGAGCCCTGATGATTTCTTCACAAAATCCAGCTATAAGGCAGGCACAGGCAAAACTTATCCTTGTTACCTTATCACGAAAAAGGGCTGCGAGTTCGTTGCCAACAAGCTGACTGGCGAAAAAGGCATTTTGTTTACCGCCGCGTACATCGACGCTTTCCACAACATGGAGGACACCATCAAGCAGTTGCCTGAGAAAGCGCCAAATGAAAGTGACTGGCGGCTCATTCGGTCAGAAGCAATGAAGTTGAATGCCAAGACAAAAGCTTTCAAGGCAATTATGGCAGCCGCAAAGGACAAGCAGTTGTCCGCAGTCGCCGCGCAGGTGTATGGCATTAAAGGCATGGAAAGTTTGACCGGAGAACAAGTCACAGAGTTGCCAGAGACCGGTAAGCTGTACACCGCGGCCGAGATTGCAAACGCGCTGCACACGACCGCCGCAAAAATTGGCAAGGTTGCAAATGCCAACAATCTCAAAACAGACGAATACGGCATCTGGGCGCTGGACAAGTCACGATACAGCGGAAAGCAGGTAAACTCATTTCGTTACAATCAGCACGGCAAGGACAAGCTGAAAGAACTGCTGTCCGCTTAATATCGTACGCAATCACCCTACTAAAGCGCTTTAAACTATGGATTCAATTCAGAAAAATTAATTTATTCAAGGGTAGGTGTTTGATATGAAGTTGTACAAGTCATGGAATGATGTTCCGCTCATTCTTCGCACAGAAGATGTTGTAACGCTTTTAGGAATTAACCGTACTATTGCAGTGAAGTGGTGCAAAGCTGGGATTATTCCTGCGACAAAGAAGGGCGGTATTTGGTTCATACAAAAGGCTGACTTGATGAAAGAGTTTTCCCATGCATTCGATATTCCGGCAGGGAGGGAAACAGCTTGACAGTTGAGTCAATCTTCATTATCGGTGTAATCAGCGGAATCATTGCAATGGCACTTGCTGAATTTGCGGTTGTTGCCGCAGCACTGGCTTTGAAACGGAAGAACAGTAAAATTGACATTATGAAGTTTGGAGATGAAAAGGATGGTAACAAAAAAGGTTCTGAATGATATTTGCTGGAAAGCAATGAGCAAAGGCGCCATTGCGCTTTATCCAGAGGAACTTATGCGACTTGCTATTCATGCCGTGAGGACAAGCCCTAAGCACGTGTTTCTCAATGATGTTCAAAAAAACATACTTGCAGGCAAAGTTGCAGCACTTTCAAGAAAAAAGGCGGGTGAAACAAGATGGGCAAGCACTTCCCAGTGTGTAATCATGACTGTTTAAACTGTCACTTTCCCGATTGTGTGAACAGCGGAGCAGCCACAAAGGAAGAATCAGAAGCTATTGCTAATGCGATTAATGGGTACGCGACAGAGAATCACACTGGAAGTAAAGAAAGGTGGAAAAACACAGAAGATGATTAATTTGTGTGGCCTTTGTTGCAAAGAACGGCACGCTGGGTGTCATGCAAATTGCAACCGAGGGAAGTTAATGGATGCATACTTTGAACGCCGTAGGAAGCAGGTAAATACATATAACCAGATGTTTGGATTTCACAGTACATGCGGCTCTGAACGCACAGAAAAGATTTTGTGCAGCCATAAAGGCAGGTGAGCAGCAAAAGTGAAAAGGGTACCAATAGAGCCGCTCACGGAAAGTGAGCAAAAAACGGTTGAAGAAAATGAAAAGCTTATTTATGCTTTTTTGAATCGTAAGAGACTTGAAATTGATGAATGGTATGGGGACTGCGCTATTGGATTAGTGAAGGCAGCTAAAACCTACAAAGTGAAATCTCAAAACAAATTTTCTACATACGCTTTTTCTTGCATGTGGAATGAAGTAAAGCACAGGTACGCGATTAACGGAGCGAAAAAACGTGTACCCGACTTTATGGTTATCAGCATGAATACGCCCATTCCGGGAACGTTTGAAAGAACAGTTACGGTTGGAGATTCACTAGAAAGTACGGACATAGTGGCAGAAGTTGACGGAGTGATTGATATCAAATCTGCTATGAGAAGAGCCGACAAACGAATTACTCCAAAAATGAGAAGTGCACTGCATCTGTACATGATGGGGTACAGCATGGGAGATATTTCAAGGAAATGGGGTGTAACAACTAGCGCAGTAGGCGTGCAACTTAACAAGGCAAGAAAAGCGATTAAAGATGAAATGAAAAAATCCGCATCTGTGACTGCAATCACAAACGCGGAAAAGCCCTGACAAAAATATTTACGGATTCATTATACCAGAAAAGGAGCAAAAGTCAAATGAAAATGTTTAAAGGGTTCAATGATAAGTTGCAGTGCACTCCAGACGGCAAGTGCTTCCAGTACGAAGTTGGAAAAACCTATGAGGAACCAGAAGCAGACCTGTGCCACACCGGATTCCACGCTTGCGAAGCACCGCTGGATGTGTTTAACCATTACAGACCGGCAAGAGGAAGATTCTGTGAAGTTGATTTGGATGGCGTGTCTAATGAACACGATAGTGAAGATACAAAGCGTGTCGGCAAAAAAATCACGATAAAGGCAGAAATAGGAATTCCGGGACTCGTAAAAGCACAGATTGAGTACGTCAAGGCGCACACGAATTATGAACATACAGACCCCAAACAAGCCACAGCCGGTAATTACGGTGCAGCCACAGCCGGTGAATCCGGTGCAGCCACAGCCGGTAATTACGGTGCAGCCACAGCCGGTGAATCCGGTGCAGCCACAGCCGGTGAATCCGGTGCAGCCACAGCTAGAGGAACAGTCAGCGTTGGAGAGAATGGAGTTGGTCTTGTCCGTGGCAACGGAGTTAAAGCTAAAGGCGGTATAGGCGCAATTCTTGTGATATGTGAAGAAAATAATAGCGATTACGGAATTAAGGAATGGAAAGCCGTAGAAGTTGATGGTGAAAAAATCAAGCCAGATACGTTCTATCGTTTGGAAAGCGGAAAAATTGTGGAAGTGAACAAAGATGATTGACGAACTTCCTACCGAAACAGAGAAGCCGTATACATTTGAATGTTGTATGTGCGGAGGTATGATTCCAGCTGACAGAAACGAAGAATACACGATTATTGGAAATGATATTGTGTGCAATGACTGCTTGCAAGATTACTGTCGCACCAATTATGAACAGTATGCGCCGGAATACATAAAAACCAGTGGTTCAGAATTTGCAGAGACTTTGTGGAGGAATCTCACTCCATCTGAAAAAGTACAGGCAGCAGAGATACTTCTACAATCAGAATCCTGCTGCACAGACGTAGCAAAAGAAGTCATGTTTGATTACTGCCTGAAACATCTATTTGACTTCTCAACTTATGTGAAGGAGAAGTACGGAACATGAAAGATGAAACATTACAAAGTCGCATTGTGCGGGTTCAGAGAAAGCGCTGTGACATTTGCAAAGAGCGCGATTCCATTAAGAAACGGCTTGATGCTACTACATATTTCAACCGCCCGCTTGCTGTTGAAGTGCTTGACGATTACAAAGAGCAGATAGCGCAGTGCGATATGTTCGTTGCATATTTGCAGAGAAGAGTGGAGGTGGGAGAGCGTGAATAACAAGTGCAGATGTTGCGACAACCCGCTTGCAGATGGAGAAGTGGAACTCTGCGAAAGATGCAGAGATTTATTGCGGGTAATGAATCCTGACATTCCCATGCGTCAGCGTGTCGGGATGTTGCGAGAGAACTTGCAGGCAGAGCGCAAGAAAACCCAAAAGTTGCTTGCAGAAGATGTAAAGATGGCACAGTGCAAGCATTGCGTATGGTGCCGTTATGTGGACAAGCCCAACCGTAAGATTGCTTGTTCTTCTCCGAGGTGCATTCATGGAATTAGAATTTGATGAAGCGTTGCACCAATACAAAATGGGCGGCATTATTTTTCCGTCAGTTACACAGGTGATGCAGCCACTTCACGATAAAGTGTACGGCACAGACATATCACCTATGACAATGGAGAAAGCGGCAGACAGGGGAACCAGAGTACATAGAAGCATTGAGCAGTATGAGAAGTTCGGGTTCAAGTCTGCGGATGAAGATTGCAAGCCTTACTTTGACGCTTACTTGCAATTCAAGCATGACTTCTCACTAGAAGTGATTGCTTCCGAAAAACGTTTCTATCACAAAGCTTTTATGTATTCCGGAACGTGTGACTTAATTATGCAGGATGGAGAAGTCAACATTCTTGCTGATGTAAAGACAACACAAGCAGTACACCGGAAAATGTGGGCGGTTCAGCTTGCGGCATATGCAGAAGGCTTGAAATCCTTTGACAGCACTTTAATTCATAAGGTGGGCGTTATCCATCTAAAAAAGGATGGCACTTACACATGGTACGAACTTAAACCGGATTTCAGCACGTTTCTTGCGTGCCTACAAATCCACAACTTCAAGGAGGACGTGGAATGAGTGAAACTGAATTGACCGTACAGCAGGAAACAAACCAGATGGTGCAGGCGGCGCAGGGCATTTCCATTGCAGACAATGAACAATTTGAATCTGCTGCAAACCTGTTGAAGCAGGTCAAGAGTACAAAGAAGCAGGTTACAGACTATTGGAAGCCTGCCATTGCAGCGGCAGACAAAACGCACAAGGAACTTACCGCAAAACGCAAAGCAATGACTGATATTTGCGACCATGCAGAATCCATTATTAAAGCCAAAATGCTTACATCTCAGCAGGCACAGGATGAAAAGCGCAGAGTAGCAGAAGCAGAAGCACAGCGTTTGGCACAGCAGGAGTCGGACAAGATTCTTGCAGAAGCAGCGGAAGCAGAACAGTCAGGCAATGTACTTGAAGCCGCAATCAAGATGCATCAGGCTGAAACAATCAGTACAGTAACGCCGGTCGTGACCGTGGAAAAGCCGAAAGTCAGCGGTGTTTCAACGCGAACAAAGGAAGTCGTGGCCGTGACAGATGATGCAAAAGTGCCAGCATACATTAACGGTTTTGCCATTCGCACAGTGGACGCAAAAGCAATCATGCAGTTGCACAGGCTGAATCCAACGCTTGAAATTCCGGGCATTGAGTTCCACAAAGAGCAAGTATTATCAGTGAGAGCCTAAAGGAGGACAAATAATGGCAAACACACAGATTGTCTCCATGAGCAAATACCTTTCTCAGCCGTCTATCAATTCCTATGTTCACAGTATGCTGGGTGAACGTGCACCGCAGTTCATTAACGCATTGACGCAGCTTGCAAGTTCTTCTTATCAGTTGAAAAAATGCGACCGGAACAGCCTGCTTTCCTGCGCACTGAAATCCGCTTCCCTTAACCTTGCGTTCGACCCTGCATTGGGGCAAAGTTGGGCAGTACCTTACAAGAACAAGGATGGCAGTTATTCCGCACAGTTCCAGATTGGAGCAAGGGGAATCACACAGCTTGCAGTTCGTTCCGGCCAGTATGCCGGAATCAATGCAATGGAAGTCAAAGAGGGAGAATTTGAGGGGCGTGACTTTTTGGGCGACCCAATTATCAAATGGCTGCCAGAAAATGAGCGCTCTGGAAAAGAAACAATCGGATATTTTGCCGGTTTCAAGACGGTAAATGGCTATTCCAAAACCATTTACTGGACAAAGCAGCAGGTTGAGGAACATGCGGAACGGTTCTCACAGGGCTATCGGTACTATAAGACGCATGGTGCAAGCACAAGTGCTTCACGCTCTGGTAACAAGGAAAGCCCGTGGGTAAGCGATTTTGATGCAATGGCTTGTAAAACCGTGCTGAAATATCTGATTTCCCATTATGGAGCAATGAGCACCGAAATGCAGGCGGCAGTTAAGGTAGACCAGTCGAAGATTGACACAGACTTTGACACCGGCGAAGAAACGATTGATTATGTTGACAATGACGAGCCAGAAGCACCACAACAGTTTCTTACCGGAGAGCAGCAGAATGCAATGCTTGAAAAGTACGGTGGAGGAAAGGTCGCAAAGGCTTGTGAAGTATTCGGAGTAAAGACGCTGAATGAAGTTCCGGCAGATTCGATTGAGTCTTTCACTGCCATTCTTGAATCGCAGGAGGAATAATGAGCGAATCAGTAGACAAGTTCATTGAAGCATACAACGCCAATATCCAGCGGCAGGGTGCAGACAAACTTCTTGCATGGCTGAAAACAACCGACTTTTTCACTGCACCGGCAAGCACACGATTTCATGGAGCACATGAGGGTGGACTTGTGGAGCACGTCCTGAATGTGTTTCACGAACTTTCAGATGAGTACGACTGGTACATAAAGAAAGCACTTTCCAACACGGATGATGCAAAAATGAACGCTGAATCCATTGCAATTTGTGGACTTCTGCATGATGTGTGCAAAGCAAACTTTTACAGCGTGTCTATGCGAAACGTCAAGAATGATGAAACCGGGCAGTGGGAAAAACAGCCATTTTATCAGGTTGCAGACCAGTTTCCATACGGCCATGGCGAAAAGAGCGTGTTCCTCATTGAACGGTTCATGCGGTTGCACGTTGATGAAGCGGTTGCTATCCGCTGGCACATGGGAGGCTTTGATGATGCAGTACGCGGCGGCTGCTTTGCAGAGGGCGACGCTTACGATAAATACCCGCTTGCGCTTCTGCTACACATTGCAGATATGAAAGCTACACATTTAGATGAAAGCACACTCTAAACAAATAAATTATGACGTGGTGGGTGGGAGGAATACGGAGGTTATATGAAACTTAATCCAAATATGACGTTGAAAGAAATGCACGATTACTGTTCTGAAAGAGGATGCTCTGGTTGCGAATATTTCAGAGAGTCAGAGGACGAATGTAAATTTAGAATTGAAATTCCAACTCTTTGGAAATTTGAGGAACCGTCACAGGTGCGAGAGGTAAAACGACATGCAAAGGTGGGGGAATACATCAAGATTGTGAACTCCGCTGATTGCAGATATGAAAATGGAGATATTCTAAAAGTCTCAAGATGTGGAAGCTATGGTGTGATAGTAGGTTCAGTAATTTATATTGATGATTCAGCGTACGTCGTCCTAGAGAATTACGTTCCAGACCAAAAAGAAACCGCGCCCAGTGCTGGTGACACCGAGAACAGCGGTTACAAAAATACTTATGGTAAGAGTATAGGCTCTGAATTTCAAAATGTCAATACTCTTATTGGAATCAATACGGATGGTAGCTTGATAATTAAACAGTTAAAGCCTGCTGCGAATGGTGGTGCCAACGAATGAGCGTTTCTTTTGCTGTTTCTGGTGAGCCGGTTGGAAAAGGCAGACCGCGTTTTACACGAGGTGGACACGCTTATACGCCTGCATAGACGGTAAATTATGAGAAGCAAGTTGTTACAGCTTATCAATTAAAGTATGGTGCACAGCCTGCTTTCACGGACAAAAAGCCTGTCACAGTCTGCATTGAATCGGTATTCGGAATTCCTAAGTCGTTTTCAAAGGCAAGGAGAGCGGATGCTTTGAATGGGTGCATTTACCCCACGAAGAAACCAGATGCGGACAATATCGCAAAAATTGTTCTGGACGCTTTGAATGGTGTCGCTTATACAGATGATACACAGGTAGTCAATCTTTCGGTACAGAAGCGATACGGAGAAGTGGCAGAAGTCAAAGTTGAGATTACGGAGGTTAATAATGGCTGACATAAAGAAAAAAGCGCGTTGGCATATGACGATTACCAATAACGGAAAAGTCATGTATGACGGCTCGGCGGCAGGCATCCCCTGCATTGTTCATGGAAAGATTTTCGAGATGAAAGAGATGAAAGAGTACGACAGCGGGAGAAAAAGCATTAGCTTTATCGTTTCTTCTTTCGGAAAGGTAAATCCAGAAACGAAAGAACGCTTTCCCGGTGCGCACCTGTATTGTACTGCATGGAATGACGTTGCGGAAGTTATCAGCAGCACATTCAAAGTTGGCGGATGGTTTGATGCACTGTGCGACTACAATGTGCACAAATACGGAAATCGGTATTTCAACACGTTTTCCGTAAAGCAGATTCTTACAGACAGGCAGGGCGCAGAAATCGTGCCTGACTTTGATAGTCCTGATTATGTTGGCTCACCAAATCTGCCGTACTGATTGGCGGTGCTACAGTGGACTATTACGAATTTTTAAAGCAAAAGCAGATTACAACTCCTGTCTGCGGATTTGATATTGAAAAGCGAATTCTTAATGCAAAAGCATTCGACTGGCAAAAAGATATTGTTGCATGGGCGCTTAAAAAGGGCAAAGCTGCACTGTTTGAGGATTGCGGACTTGGAAAGTCAATACAACAGCTTATGTGGGCTGACGCAGTGGCACAACACACTGGCGGGAAAATCTTGATTGTTGCACCGCTTGCTGTAGCCGGTCAGACGGTACGCGAGGGTAACAAGTTCGGATATCATGTAAATTATTGTCGCTCACAGGATGCAGCCACAGCGCTGCTGAACATTACCAACTATGAAATGTTGGAAAATTTTGACGCTTCACAGTTTGTAGGAGTGGTGCTTGACGAAAGCAGCATTTTGAAGAACTTTTCCAGCCGCACAAAAATTGCTCTTATTGAAATGTTCAGAAGCACTCCATACAAGCTATGCTGTACTGCGACACCGTCCCCAAATGATTTCACGGAACTTGGCAACCATGCAGAATTCTTAGGAATTATGAGCCGCGCAGAAATGCTTGCAACGTTCTTTGTACATGATGGTGGTAGTACGAAAGACTGGCGGCTGAAAGGCCACGCAACAGAAAAGTTTTTTGAGTGGGTTGCATCATGGGCTTGTTGCATGACTTCTCCTGCAGATTTGGGATATGACGACGCAGGATACAACCTGCCACCGTTGAACATCATTCAGGATACCGTGAAGTCAAACAACATGGTAGATGCAGACGGTCAGCAACTCTTATTTGCACAGGCAACGCAGACACTTTCAGAGCGGAGAAAAGTACGCAGAGAATCGCTGCAAGGCCGTTGCAAAACGGCGGCAGATATTGCAAACAGCATGAGTGAGCAGATGTTGATTTGGTGCGACTTGAACGATGAAAGTCACGAACTGAAAAAGCTGATTCCAGACGCAGTAGAAGTATGTGGTGCTGACAGTCCAGATTTCAAACGCCAATCAATGCTTGATTTTACAGACGGGAAAGCGCGCGTGCTTATTAGCAAGCCGTCGCTGTGCGGGTTCGGAATGAACTGGCAGAACTGCCACAACGTCATATTTGCAGGGCTTTCAGATTCTTTTGAAGCCTATTATCAGGCTGTGCGGAGATGCTGGAGATTTGGACAAGTTATGCCGGTAGATGTTCACGTTATTACTTCGGAAGCAGAGGGAGCAGTAAAAGCCAACATTCAGCGGAAACAGGAAAATGCACAACACATGACTCATGAATTAGTGAAGTATACAAAAGCAATTTTGCAGGCAGATATCCATCAAACCACAAGAATTACAGAGAATTACGTTGCATCGGATAAAATGGAAACGCCTGCATGGTTAGGAGGAGCAGCATGAATGTAACAGACCAGTACATTGATGATAGAATGGCACTTTACAATGGCGACAGCTGCGAAGTGTTGACCGGTATCCCGTCAAACAGTGTACATTTTGAAATTTATTCTCCACCATTCGCAAGTCTGTATACATACAGCAACAGCGAACGAGATTTAGGAAACTGCCGTACAAAAGCTGAATTTTTTGAACAGTTTGCATTTATTGTCCAAGAACTATACCGGGTGCTTATTCCCGGCAGACTTATGAGCGTACATTGTATGAACTTGCCTACCAGCAAAGAACGTGATGGATACATTGGAATTGAAGATTTTCGCGGAGATCTGATTCGCTTGTTTCAGCAGGCAGGATTTATCTATCACAGCGAAGTGTGCATTTGGAAAGACCCTGTGATTGCTATGCAGCGTACAAAAGCACTGGGACTATTGCACAAACAGATTAAAAAAGATTCCTGCATGAGCAGGCAAGGCATTCCAGACTATCTTGTCACAATGCGTAAGCCCGGTGACAATCCAGAGCGTGTGACTCATACAAACGAGTCGTTTCCAGTGGCAATATGGCAACGATATGCAAGCCCAATTTGGATGGACATTAACCCGTCTGACACGCTGAATGCTTCATCTTGCCGCGATGATAAGGATGAAAAGCATATTTGTCCTTTACAACTTACGGTTATTCGCCGTGCAATCAATTTGTGGACAAACAAAGGTGACACAGTTCTTACGCCGTTTATGGGAATCGGAAGTGAAGCGTATGTAGCACTGCAAAATGGGCGCAGAGCCGTTGGAGTGGAGCTAAAGCCTACATGGTATCAACAGGCAGTACGCAACTGCAAAGGCGTTACAGAAGCCGAGCAAACTTCTCTATGGTGAGGTGAAAACATGGAAACATTTTTCATTATCCATTCGTGGATGATTAGTAAGCTGCATCTGTCCGGCCTGAAATTGCAGGTGTATGCAATCATTTATGGATTTTCAAAAGACGGTTGTAGCCGGTTCAGCGGAAGCATTACTTATTTGCAGAACTGCACCGGAGGAAGCAGGCAGGGAGTTATTTCCGCACTGAAAGCCTTGACGGATGCAGGACTGCTTGAAAAGTCCGAACGAACTGCAAGTGGAGTAACGCTTTATGACTACAAAGCCGTTGCAAACTGTGAATCTAAACCACAATTATCCGAAGCAGAGCCGGAGCAGAAGTCAAAAGAACCGCCTGTGATTACTCTTATGCTGAATGACAAATCGGAGTTTGGCGTTACGCAAAAGCAAGTTGACGAATGGTATCAGTTGTATCCGGCGGTTGATGTAATGCAGGAATTACGCAACATGAAAGGCTGGCTTGACTCAAATCCTACAAAGCGCAAAACCAGAAAAGGCATTGTACGGTTTGCAAATTCATGGTTGTCGCGCAAACAGGACAGAGGGGGAAGCAACAATGGCGGTTACAGCAGCTATCGTCAGAAAGAAGAACCGAAAAGTACAGTTGGGGTAGGTGATTATCTGCCTTGAAACCTAATTACGAAGCAGAGCAGGCAGTTATTGGCGCACTGTTCCTTGACTCAAAAAAGACTATGCCACTTGCTGCAATGCATTTGTCAAGTGATGATTTTCTTGTACCAGAGTTCCACACGGCGTATTCCGTTTGTGAGGAACTTTACAAAGCAGGAACGGCGATTGATTTTGTCACTGTCATGTCACACCTAACTCCAGAATACAGGCAAGTGCTTTTGGAGGCATCACAAAGCGTACCCACACTTAGTCATACGGCAGAGTACATTCAGCAAGTGCGAGAACGTTCAGAGAAGCAGGAAGCGTACACGAAAGCTGCTAATATGCTTTCTGGAATTGACGAGTCTACACCAGTTGACGATTGCCGAAAGATGGCGGCAGAAATTACAAAATCGTTTGTTGACCGGTCAGACTCCAAAGCGTCAAGCGCCGCAGAATTGTTCATTGATTTTACGCACCGGGCAGACCATCAAGGGGAGCAACATCATATTTCAAGTGGATTCAAAAAGCTGGATGATTACATATTTATGGACAAAGGAGACTATGTAGTCGTTGGTGGTAGACCGTCCGCAGGCAAAACGGCTTTCACTTTGCAGCTAATGCTGCACATGGCAAACCCAAAGAAAAACGATAGGCCATATAAGGTTGGATATTTTTCTCTGGAAACCGGGAAAAAGACTGTTGCCGACAGACTGATTTCAAACTATGCACGGATTTCTTACAATGCAATTCAAACTGGCAAAATGGATGATGAAGATTTCATTGCTATGACGGAATCCGGCGATAGCTTCATGAAATTGCAGTTTGAGGTGATTCCAGCGGCTGGTTGGAGTGTTGAAAAGGTACGGTCAGAAACGATTGTAAAAGGATATGACATTATCTTTATTGACTACTTGCAACTGCTAAAAAGCTACGGTAAAGACCGCGTGGAGAAAGCAACAAACATTTCTATTGACTTGCACACAATGGCACAGGCAGATAACGTATTGATTGTTGCGCTGTCACAGTTAAACAGAGCCGGTGCTGCAGACCCGAAAATGACAGACCTAAGAGAGTCTGGACAAATTGAGCAGGACGCAGATGCAATCATGTTGCTTAACTATGATGATAAGCAGCCGGACAAGCGCGACTTGTGCATTGTTAAGAACAAGAAAGGTAGGATTGGGAAAATACCTTTTTCGTTCAATGGGGATTTTCAGAGATTTACATGGATTGATGCGAAAGCGGGTGAACCAAATGGAAAACAAATTGCGTGAGTGGATTGAGAGTATCTACCCATGTGCAACGTGTCCAATTAAGAATGCAGGGTGCAACGACCATCACAAATGCAGTGCATGGGATAGCTGGTTTGAATGCGCTTGGAGAAGAATCAGGAGGGCTTTCAATGGATGAAAAGCAGTTACTTGCCATAAAGATGCGCTTTGAAAAGGCAAGGCAAAGAGGTGCATCTGTGAACGCTATTTTTGATTCAATGATGGATGTTCCGACGCTGATTAAGGCACTGGAGTGCCAGAAAGCGAGTAAATAATGAGCGAAGAATTGACCGTAGAAGAACTGGTTAAGGCAATGCGCCTGTGTGCCGAGAAAACAAAAAATGGTGAAACCTGCGTTACCGGGCAGAAAGACTGTCCATTTGGGGTAACCGTGATGGATTACACAGAACGTATGAATCTTGCTACCGCCGACGCACTGGAATCCCTTGCCGCCGAGCGTGATGCTTACAGGGACAAGCTCAAAGCCGCGCTTGCCGAAAATACCCGGCTGGCACAGCAGGTCCCGCACTGGATTAGCGTTAAGGACAGGCTGCCGGAAGTTGACGAAGATTTACCAGATTATGCCGAAGATATCTTCATTCCTATTATTATCTGTGACGAAGATGGAGATGTATATCCAGTTAAGTTTGGTAAGGAATCAAAGGAATTTAAATATGAAGATGGAGGGCGTTTAATGAGCACGGTTTTATATTGGATGCCACTGCCGGAAGCGCCGAAGGAGGAAAATAATGCCTGAAAGTGAGTACATTGAACTTGCAAAGCACTGCATCGGACTTGACTATAAGAAGCCTTATCATCGGCATGGCAAAGCGTTTTACAAGCCGTACCGGAATTACTTTGATTGCGGAGAAAAGTTAGATGAAGCGTGGAAAGTGATGGTTGACGCTGGTTATGCAGCAGATGATGGGAAAGGTAGTTGCTGGCTTACACACGAAGGTTTGAATTGGCTGGGAGAAAAGTTAAGCATAATAATTTACAACGAGTTACGATAGGAGGAAACCAATGAGTGAAGAATTGAAGCCTTGCCCGTTTTGCGGTGGGGAAGCACGTTATAACAGAAAGCAGTTGTTACAGGAATGCATACTTGTTGGCTACGATTGTGAACAATGTGGAGCAGCGGCACCCGTTTTTACTAGCCCGATAGCAATAGAAAACTCCATGAAAATCCAAGCAGCAGAAGCATGGAACCGCCGCGCCCAGCAGCCGAACGAACCACTGACGCTGGAACAGCTCCGGCAGATGGACGGGGAGTCGGTATGGATAAGCGGGTGGAATCGGTACGGGATACTTGGACGTAAAGGCGTTGATGCTGACGATGATGGCAAACCAATATATCGCTACGTTGTTGGTTTTGCGCACGGGTGGGAATGGCTGGATGATGTATTAGCAGATGGCCGGAAAGCCTACGTCCGCCCGCCGGAAGAAGGTGAAAAGGGATGAATAGGAAAAAGCACATTCCGCTGAAAACGTGTTCCGAATGTATACATATAAACGCTTGCTCTGCGTGGAATTGCGGAAACTTAGAAAGCACAGATGCTTCAAGCTGCGCTAATTATGAAACAGTTAAAGATTCAACTGCGTATTTCTTGGGATTCAGAGAGGCTAAAAAGGAGCCTACCCCATGACCGCGCCGGACAACGCCTGCTATCTCTGCCAGCGGCGCGCACTGGGCTGCCACGGCAAGCACATAAAATGCAAATAAAAAGTAGGTGATAAAGCATTGAAAGCAAACATATGTAACAGACCGTCAAAGCAGCTGAAATCCACAATTTCACGCGAGTGTGAAAAGTACGTAAACGAGCGTGCAGAACAGATTAAGCAGGACACGGCCAGACGCACTATGAAAATGTTCTGCGTGGCTCTGCGTGATAAGTATGAGTTTGACGGAGAGAAATGCAGAACCATTTTGAACGAGTTCGTGCAGATGGCAGATGAGCGGCAGGAAGATGAAATATTTTGGGAGCACGTTGACACGGTGTGCCATGAAGAATTGAGATTGGGAGACCTGCTTCCAAAAGAAAATTATGAGGTGATGGACAAATGAGCGAAGTAAATCATCCAGACCGATACAATGCAGGAAAAGTCGAGTGCATTGATGCTATTGAATCAGCAGTGGCACATTGTAATGGATTTGAGGGATTCTGCATCGGTAACGCTATCAAGTATCTTTTTCGATGGAAAGACAAAGGTGGTACGCAAGACCTTGAAAAAGCGAAGTGGTATCTCGACAAAGTAATGCCAATCGAAAAAGAGTCGGATGAAGTTGAATAGCTCATGCGCGCATTACCTAACACACAGCGCACATGAATGTGTACTAAAACATTTTGGGGGTAATAAATAATAATGAGTAATTTGAACGTTGTAGCATTGACCGGCAGACTTACAGCAGACCCGGAACTTCGTCACACGCAGAGCGACATTGCAGTGTGCAGTTTCTCACTGGCCGTTGACGGTATGAAGAAAGATTCACTAGCAGACTTTATCGACTGCACAGCATGGCGGCAGACAGCGGAATTTATCAGTCGGTACTTTGACAAAGGCTCCATGATTGCAATTCAGGGGCATTTGCACACAGATACATACACCGACAAGGATGGAAACAAGCGTAAAAAAACAGAAGTTGTCGCGGATAACGTGTCATTCTGTGGCTCTAAAGGCAATGGTGGTAACAGTTCACCCGCTCCGCAAAAGGCAGCTACACAGCCAAAGTCAGAGCGCAGTAAAGGCAACAATTCGGGCGACTTTGAAAGTCTGCCGGATGACTCGGATTTGCCTTTCTAAAGTAGAATAGTTTGGCTGGGTGGGTGTGGTGGTACAGGCCAAAATATATGGAGGAAAATAATACATGAATCTTACAGAATGGTCTAAAGAAGTAAACAAAACAGCAACCGAGCACGGATGGCACGAGCCGGACAAGGAACCGTCATTCGGTGAAGTTGTGGCACTCTGTCACAGCGAACTTTCAGAAGCGTTGCAGGCGTACAGAGAGGGACAGCCAAATTATTATTGGATTCAAGATGGTACAGGACACAATTCAGGCAAACCGGATGGAGTCGCCGTGGAAATGGCTGATTGCCTTATCCGCATTTTGGACTGGGCAGGGCAAAACGGCATTGACATGGAATCAATCGTCAAACAGAAAGATATTTACAACAAGTCAAGACCGTATCGTCATGGCGGCAAGAAGCTGTGAGTAAGAGCCGGTACATACACATTCATCCGCCGTAAAGGAGGCACATATGGTTCACTGGAAGAAGGGCAACGGACATGCAAGAACGGTTGAGGACAAGCATAGAATTGAAAAGCTAAAGGCACAGGGCTGCTATTACATCTATAGCAGTGACAACCGTTTGAAGCAAATGTACATTAGTGGATGCAGGTCACTTGCGAAAAACACAACTAACAGAAAAATCAGGCACACTTCAAATATTCCGAATTACGGCGGATATCAGAAGTATGTTGATTACGAATGGTATTTGTGGTAATGAATTAGCACTCAGAAATGGGTGCCTTTTCTTTACCACTTCACATCCTGTTCATGGGTTTTCAGTGACGAAATCCGTTCAAATTATATACAATATATATGTAGAAAAATAATTATGGGGATGATTACACGGATATTTCTTATGAGTTTTGCAAGAAGAAAAGGTTCAAAAAGTTCGGAAATCCAGTAATCCTTTTCGACGTGAAAATGGCCAAGAGTCCAAAAGGGAACGGACAATATTTGGCTGTGATGGATAAAAATGCTTTCAACGAAACATCGGTTTCTTTTATGCGTAAAAACCGGATGCATATTTATCTGGTGATGGCAAATTGCGCAGATGAAAGCATAGTCGCAACATTGGCAAGCACAGTAAAGATGAAACTGGTTCAAATTGTGCCGGACACAGGAGATAAAATCATTTTGCTGGTGCAGCTTTCAAAGCCTTTCCCAAACTTTGAGGAAGCAGCACAGAAAGCGATTGATAATTATAGAAAGGAGGGACAATGATGGACGCTAAATATCTGGAAGAAATCAAGGCACGGTGCGAAAAAGCAACAGCAGGAGAATGGATTGCATTTGAAGATGAAATTGTAAATTCACATGAAAATGCACGTGGCGCTCGTTATACTCCGATTGTATCACACGTAAAAGGTCGTGAATGTTGGCTCAAACATGAAGATGCTGAATTTATCGCCCATTCTCGTACCGATGTTCCTGAACTGCTTGCCGAGGTGGAACGGCTGCAAAAGGAGAATCAAGGTTGGAGAGCAAATTCCATGATCCAAGAGTCCGTTATTCAGAATGGGTACGACCCAGCAGACAAAGACAAGATTGTGAAATTGATTCTTGAAAAGTCTGCTAAAGATGATAAGATTGCCACGCTGAAAAAGGCATTGGAATTGGAATCACAATCAATTATTGATGCTATGCACAAATTGCAGGAGATGGGAATATTTCCGCATGTGGAAGACAGCCCAGTTTCAGAATTTGTGAATCATTACATTCAGCAGGCACAGGAGCAGGAGGAAGCGAATAAAACGTGATGTATCTTTATGGTGCCCGTGACAAAATTACAGGGAAACTTGTAAGCAATATTACTAATCCTCGTCATAAGTTTTGGGAAAAAAGAGGAACTTGTGAAAAGGCTATTATAAGGTCACGCAGAAAAGAAAATTTAGAGCTTATTACATTCCAACTTATTGAAGTAAAGGAGGAAAAGAAATGAGCGAAATTCTTCATTGGGAGGAACGAACTACACGAAAGCCACACCGTTGTTTCGGATGTGGAAAGGCATATCCTGCCGGATCGAAAATGGTTAGTGCTGCATATGCGGAGGATGGTTCCGTAGATGGGTGCTATTGGTGCAAAACATGTCAAGAATATATGCACCGCTATTTTGAATATGGCGACGAAACGGATTTCGGAGAAATTTTTGCAAATGACCCTGACGGCTGGAATACTTTGAGGGCAGAAATGGAGGATAATAATGCTTGACCTTACACCGAAAGAAGCAATTAAACTGCTGAATTACATGCTATGCTTGGATGATATCAGGAACAACGTTAATTATTGTGATGCCATTAATACAGCAATCAATTGTCTTAGAAAGATTGCATCCAGTGAATATGCGCCAGTAGTACACGCACACTGGGAGTACGACAAAGACGGAATTGATTGGGGACTCGGTGCTTATCTTTGTTCAAACTGCCACACGAGGAATAACAACTTGCCAGCAAACACAAAAATAAATCCGTTGGCGTTTGCAGGTTCGCATTACTGCCCGCAGTGCGGTGCAAAAATGGACGGTGAACAATGCGAAAAAGAGTAAGAATAAACGTGAACCAACAGACAGCTTTTGAATTGAATCTATCCATGAATGATTTAGCAGTTGCAACATGGTTCAGACAGTATTTTAATACACATGGTACTGATTATAAAAGTATTCAGTACCAGAAAATTCTTGACGATTTACCGACTCTGCGAATGAAAAAGCAATCACTCCAAAAGTTCCCAATAAAGAGATTGGTTGATGCAGGAGTGCTGAAGCATTTGACAGTAAGAGATGGTGGAACATTTGCTATGTTCGCACCCGGAGAAAACTTTGACAGATTGTTTGAGTTGAGAAAGGAAGGATGACAACGAGCGTTAAGAACATCAAATACAGGAAGCAATCAGGGGGGAAGGAGAAATGATTTTGCGCGAAGAAAAATTGATGAAACAGCTTTGTGACGAAATGGGAATTGAATGGATTGAGGGAAAGCATGAGCCAATGATTAATGGAGTTCCTTGTGGCGAATTGGATATGGAACAGCTTGCGCAGAATCATGTTTTCATAGTTCCAGAGGAACAAGCTGAAAACATTCCAGTCGTCACAAAAGAGCAAATGCAGCATTTGCAAAAGAAGTATGGGAAGTATCTGGTTAGCGAATCCCGCAAAGTTAATCACTTAAAAGGCGATGAAACACATTGAACAACACAATTTACGGTTTCAACCAGCAGGCCAAAAGGAACAACGGTATGGGAAAAGTTAACCCACAGGTGAAGCTTGAAATAAAAGAATTTGTGTACCATACATATCCGGACGCGTACACAAAAGTGACCGGAACCGAATATTCCAGAGAGAATGACGATACGTGTATTACACTTATATCGGGGCTGATTGAATGTGGCCTTGCCACTATTGATAGCATTAAAGCAGGAGCAGAAACTTTTCTGTTGCTTAACAGCCAGCAGCATAAGGAAATATGGTATTTTCTAAATTCTGCATTTGTTCGTATTCACGTAGTCAGCGGAGGAAAAGCAGATTGATTCATCACAGCAAGAATAGCGCAATGAATTATTTGCACATTCAGTTGAAAGAAACATTCATTGAGGACAAGTCACTATCGGCAAAGGCAAAAGGCATATTGCTTCAAATGCTAGCAAAGCCAGATGACTGGAAGTTTTACGAGTCAGCGATTGCTTCCGAATTTTCAGACGGTAACCGGTCAATCAGTTCAGGAATCAAGGAACTCATTGAGAAAGGCTACATAGTCCGCAGAAAAATGCGAGATGGAAGCAAGTTCGCAGGATATGAGTATGATGTTTACGACCACGCTTATAGCAAAGAAAACGATGAAATTCCGAAACCACATTCTCCGTTTATGCAAAACGCGAAAACGGAAAATGCGAAAACGGAAAATGAAGCACTAGTTACTAATAACTGTACTTATGAATTAAAAAACTTACAATGCACCGGAGCTAATAAATGTAGCTCCAGTGACGATGAAATTTTCAATGGGATTTCAAATGAAGTAGTAAAATTCGTAAAGTCAACGTATCCAAAGCTATACAAAGAACATACCGGAAGCAAAATGGTACTTAACCCAGCATCAGGTAGAGCAGCAATGCTGAAAATTGAAAAGAGCATGAAAGAACTAGGACTTGATGAAAGTGACTTGGAAGCGGCAGCAAAAGAATTCTTTTTGAGTCAAGACCATGGGGACGGAGGAATATTTCTATTTGCAGTTACAGGGATATTGAAGAACAGAGTAAAAAGAGCAGACGAAGATGTTAGAACTGAAATGGAGGAATAATAAAGCATGGACATTGTCAGTACAAGACAGTTACCAAGTGAAAAGCCGGAAGATGATACAGACCGGTACATAGTAAGAAAAGGACATGCAGATAACGAGTCAAAGGTTAATGCAACTTGTATAGCACAAAGAGGAGAAAATGCTCCACTAAATTTAGGAACGGACAAAATGATTATGAGTGTAGCCAGAGGAATGGGGAGAAAGACATTCGAGAACCCAGTACAGATGGCTGCATCTATACAGGGATTTGAACAATGGACGATAGAAAAAAACATTGTACCGTCTTTCGTTTCTTTGGCTTTGTATCTGAACATATCAAAGAATGATTTATTGTCTTATGCAAGGAATACGGAAACATTTGAAGTAATCACTCTGACAGATGCAGAAACAGGGGAATATGTGTTTTCTTCTGTTAGTCAGGATAAAGTGGATAGGTTTGCAGAAACGCATTACATTGTTGATGATTTGCCAGTAAGTAAGAAGGACGTGCTAGAACCGTCTGTAAGCGAAGAAAAAAGTGATAGCGGTAAACTAACCGGAAATGAAGAAAAAACGAACACAGAGGAAAATGGAAAGCAAGAAAGCATAATCGCTGGAAGTTCTATGAAAGTCTCGTTAGCTATAGATAAAGGTATTATAAAGGAAAGCTATAGCACGCTGACTTACCAAGATGTAATGGCACCAACTATGGGATTGCTTGAGCAAGCGACCCTTTCAAAAGGTTATAACATGAGGAACCCAGCATTGCCAATTTTCATGCTGAAAAACAAGTGTGGAGCGACCATGCATTACACTGATAGGCAGGAAGTTGCACTGGAAGCGCCGCGAACAAACATGGATATGGATGATGGTGAGATATTAGCTGCTGCCGGTAACCTGCCGAAGTAATGCAAGAACTTGCACTATTACTGTATATATATTATATATAGTAATATATGCGTACGCGCAACATTGTAAAGGGAAAGAGCATGAGGAGGGGAAAATGTATACCGCTGCATAGATTTTTTGGATGCAGTAAGTTGCTGAATCCTTAACTTGCTAGGAAAAACTGCATAAATGAATAAAACCGCCTGTTTGGGCGGCTTTTTCTGTATATAATCTGCATATTATCCAAAATGCTCATTTTGTATAATTAGAAAAGCCCAGTAAATAAGCCACTTTCAAGACTTTTCAGGCAGTAAGCCTGTATGCATTGAGAAATAAGTGTGCTTTCCAGTACGAATGAATATGCAGGAGAAAGTAAGCATGCTTTTTGCAGTAAGAGCAAATCGCAGTAAGAGGAACCGCTGTGAAAGAAAAAATTCAGCGAAAAATTTTTGAAAATTGGAATGAGAATTTGAATTATAAGAGAAAGTTTACAGACAAAATGAAGTTGCATTCGGCTGAATGAGATGTGGACAACGCTACACGGCACGAATAAAGCAGGCTTGCAAAGCCGCTGTGCAACGTTTTGACGCTCATAATTAACTTTACGCACTCAAATAAAAGCGGCTTAGAATCGATTGCAGGGCATTGTATTAAAGCATAGCAAAACACGGGCAGACGGTTAGGCAATAAAAAAGCAGCCTGCAGCGGCTGCTAAATGTATGACTGCGCAATTTTGCGCCGTCCTCATACACCAACATTTGGGCATAAAAAAGCACCCACAGGGGGTGTTTATCCTACCTCCAACCAACAACCTTAGGACGGTATGGAGTATCATCTATCATTGAGTATCCGGCCTCGGCTAAGGCGTCAAGCTTTTTTGCACCCCGCTTAGATACTCCTACCAAGATGTCCTCGCTCCAGATGTGTTGCTCATGGCAATCAGCCATGACCGACAAATAGATTATGTCATTATCCTTGACCGCTGTTATGTTGTAACGCTCCATTTGTTTTTCCTCCTGTTTGTGCTTCATGCGTTTATTTTTTTGTGTCGCTCCCTGTGCGGGAGCGTGAATTGAAATAGGGGCAATGGAAGCGGGCTACACTGGTAACCCGCTGGAACGTTGTGCTTATGCAATCTCCTGATACCCCCATACATTGCCGCCATCATATCCCCACATCATGCGTGCCGCGTCACGCGCATCCTGCAAGCTCTGTGCTGTGTACTCACACTCATCTACTGTGTTGCCGTCTGCTGTCTCCGCTGTGAGTGCCTCGCCCTTGCCGTTATAGTAGATAGTCATTGTGCCTGCATCTGTGTCAATCGTTGCGATAGCTGTCCTCATTGTGTTACCTCCTGCCGGTTTGTCGTCCGGCTGTCGTTGTGACTGTATTAGCGCTTGCATTGTGTCTACTGCATCATTTGCAATATCACGGTACATTGTGCTGCACAGCCCTAATTGTTGAGTTCCGTTCTCCTTATGCTGTCTCTTTTCCCCGCGCTTTTGTTTGCGCTGCTTGTGCTCCTGCTGGATGCTGTCAATCAGTCCCAGCAGCATCCGTGCTATTACTAATAGCAATACGCCGCCCATTGCATCGCCTCCACTGGGCTACCGCGCCATTGCATTATTGCGCACGTTGCACGCTTTGCAGCTGCTTTTTGCAGTATGTGCGTTCAAACTCTGCTGCAGCGGCATTTCTTACCGCAGTGAGTTCGGCAGTGGCAACGAGTATCCATGCTTCACGGGGGAGCGAACTGCCTTGCTTTACTTTCTCATCTGCAATTTCTGCGGCCTGCTGCGCGATTTCCCATGCGTCAAATGCCGTATTCATTTCTTCTTCGGTTTCGTAGTCGCTGTATGTTGCCATGTCAAATGTACCGTAGTGTGTGGCAATGATGTGATGTCCGTCTGCCATATCTACTATGTAGCTATCGTCCTCATGGTCAAGCTCGTACTGCCAAGTCTGTATACCCTTGGCGGCGTACGTTACGGCGTTCTTATGGTTCTCTGTGGCATGCTCAATGTATGTGTCAATGTCGGTTATCCCTGCCATGCCAACCAGCCTTGTAACACCATTCGCTTTCAGCTCTTCCAACGCGTTAATCAATGTCATATCAATACCGCCTTTCAGTTGTGCCGTTCCGGTTCTTCCGGGGCAGCTGCTTTTGTATGTCTTGATTATATGATTTATTATAGTCGTCAACTCATTGGTTGTCAATAGATTTTTGCATATTTTTTCAATTATTTTTTTGCCCGGTACAGAGCAGTCGCACGCACACATTCAACTGACAGATGCAGGGCGTACCCCTATTTCAAGCCTATTCTTTCGGCGGGAGGACGTCCCTCACCACCCTCAAAAAACAAACGCAAAATACAATTATTCATAAATTTATGCATATATATTCATATAACCGTTTCAAATTCATAAAATAAGCAACACTTATTAGTTGACAACTCCAAATTAACATGATATAATTCAAGAAGAATGGAGTTGCAACTATGAAACAAGCAGGGAGCGAATTCTTGTCCAAAGCGATAGGGCTTAAAGTAAAACAGCTTAGAGAAAAGGCTGGAATGAGTGGCAGGGAAGCCGCTGAAAAAATCGGAGTTACAAGACAATGGTTTGCAAAAATTGAGTGCGGCGTGTGTGAACCGTCAATATCATCCTTGCTGAAAGTAGCAAAAGCACTCGGCTGCTCAATATTTGATATACTGGATGAACCACTTGGAAGAAAGAAATAGAAAAATAGAGTGCCTAGAGCGCCTACCAATATGGAGGCGTTCTTTTTTTATGGCAGTAGATTATACAAGGGCAAAGAAGCAACTGGTACATGACGTCAAATATCATATGTACGATATGGATGCGCCTGAATTGGCATTGAAGCGAGAAGCGTTGCGGTCAATTTATCACAAAGAAAATAATATGCCTGCGGCACTGTTGGAGAATGAGGGGCTGCGAAAAGCGCTAAACATCATTTTGAGCAATCCAAAGGGACTAAAACCGGTGCAGATGCAGAACTACACAGATAAATATTGGTAGACATTTCTTTTTGCAGCTCCGTATGACTTCCACTCCTACTTGATTTATATGGAGAGGAACAGGGAACCTGACAAGAAATTCTACCCGCCGCGTGAGCGTGTGCTGCGGCCAATCGTGCAAGACTTGCAAAACTTAGAAGATGGGAAACTAAAGCGGTTTGGGCTTTCAGTTCCTCCGGGCGCTGGCAAAGCACAGCCTTTGTATTGCAAGGTGTTGACACCAACCGGATTCAAAAAGATGGGTAATGTAGAAGTCGGAGATAGAATTATATCCGGCTCTGGAAACGAATGCAATGTTATCGGCGTATTTCCTCAAGGCGTAAAAGACGTATACCGTGTTGTGTTTAACGATGGAACATCCACGGAATGTTGCAAAGAACACATTTGGCACGTACAGACCCGTGATGATAGGGTTAGAGGGAATAAGTACAGAGATATTCAGCTTCAAGATATGATGGAAAACTTGCGAGTTGAACATGGCAAACGTAATAACTATTCCATTGATTACGTAAGCCCTGTTGAATTTCATCATAGAGATCTTATGCTTCATCCGTATATTGTTGGCGCTTTGCTTGGGGATGGAAGCCTTACTAGTGGAAACCTTGATATTACAAGCGCAGACCCGGAACTCGTTGAAAGGTTAAAGAGCCTTCTTCCAGAGGGGGATACGCTACACAAAAGGACTTCAAAATATGGATACAATATTTGCAAAGTGGATAACACTGTTCGTGACAGCCACGGATATATGATAAAGTCCAAAACGCAACAAGCACTTTTACATTATGGACTCATAGGCAAAAACAGCGAAACAAAGTTTATCCCGCAAGACTATCAATATGCGGATACATAGAGTCGGTGGGAACTTTTACGCGGGTTGCTTGATACAGATGGTTATACAGACGGAAATGATATAGAATACACAACCGTTTCTCCTATGTTGAGAGATGGGATGTTGGAATTGGTGCGTTCTTTAGGTGGCAAAGCAAACGTAAAAGAAAAGCACGGAAATTATTACAGAAATCAAGCAGGGGAAAAAGTATTTGGCAAGTTGGTGTACAGAATTGTCATTGAATTCAACAGCTCTGCACATCCGTTTTACTTGCCACGAAAAGCAAATAAGTTTTCTCCTAAGCGGAAAGTATTCAAAAAATTCATTGACAGGGTGGAATATGTTGGAAAACAAGAGTGCCAGTGCATTATGGTTGACGACCCCTCACAGCTTTATGTGACGGATGATTACATCATTACGCACAATACCACTCTAGGTATATTTTTCATGGCATGGGTGATTGGAAAACATCCTGATATGCCTTGCTTGGCATCCGCTTATGCAGACAAGCTGACAAATTCTTTCTACACTGGCGTGCTGCAGCTTATTAAAGATGATGAATACACTTACAAAGACATCTTTCCGGGTTCAAAGCTGGTAAACACAAACTCAAAAGAGGAAACGCTCGACTTACGGAATCAGCACCGGTTTAAAACGCTTACTTGCCGCTCTATTGATGGCGGCTTGACCGGCGCCACACGTTGTGAAAGCTTGCTGTATGCGGATGATATGGTTTCCGGTATTGAGGAAGCAATGAACCGTGACCGCATGGACACGCTATGGTATAAGTTCACGAATGACCTTATGAGCCGTATGAAAATGGGCTGCAAGATGTTGATTATTGGCACTCGTTGGTCTGTATATGACCCGCTGGGGCGGCTTGAATCAAGGTATGAGGGTGACGGATATAGCAAGTTCGTGCGTATCCCTGCACTAAATGAGGATGGAAGTTCAAATTTTGACTATGATTATGATGTTGGATTCTCACGGGACTATTTTGAGGATATCCGTGACAATATGGACGATATCTCATGGGGTGCAATCTATCAGCAAAGGCCAATAGAGCGTGAGGGCGTGCTTTATCATGAGGACGATTTCCACTATTTTGATGGCAAACTGCCGCCAGATGCAAAACCTGATTCCATTGTGGCGGTCTGCGACTCTAAAAATCAGGGTAAAGACTATGTGGCAGCAATTTGTGGCTATGTTTACGGCGATACGGTGTACATACGCGATTTGGTATTCAATAACGGTTTGCCAGATGTCACAAAGCCTATGGTTGCAAAACTATGCGTCAGGAATAAAGTATCACGGCTTGATGTTGAGGTGAACAACGGTGGCGGGTACTATGCCGAAAGCGTTAGTGACATGATTTCACAAGGCAACGGCAATACATCCGTCAGGACGTTCTTTTCATCTACCAATAAAATCACACGTATTGTTACAGAGTCGGACTACATCATAAAGCACTTCGTTTTCCTTCAACCGTCAAAGCAGAGCAGAGAATATAAGGCTTTCATGCGCAACGTGTGCAGTTTTACCACGAACGGAAAAGCAAAGCATGATGATGCACCGGATGCACTGTCCATGTTGAGCAACCTTGTAAAGAATCTGACTGCCTACAGCATACGGATGATAGATAGAAGTCAAATTCCTCTGTGAGTTCATAATTCTGTAACAGGTTTTGAGTGACGAAATTTCTTTTCAGACGTTAAAATATAAATAGAGTAAGAAATTTCTTATGGGGCGGCGCTCTTTACACTCCTTTCTGCGCCGTCTAATATGCCAATGTAGCTTAGTTGAGAGAGCGCCATTTGATTGGGAGACCTCGGTTGGAATCCGGGAATTGGCAATTACAACCTGTGCAACTGCATGAAGCACAGCTACCGGATGCAGCCGGTAAAGAAAAGCGGTACTGTATTTCGCAACAGTGCCGCTAAATATGCCACAGACGGCGTATGAACCGAAAGTGGCACCGAAACGGTTTGAAGATTTATGGGAATAACGAACGAGCAGGATAAACCCCTGCCATTCCCTCCATGTGAACATTATTTTTGGAGGTACCTATAAAATGAACGAACTAATTCCAATCAAGTATGAGAACGACAGACCGGCAGTTTCGGCACGGGAACTGCATAAGTTCATTGAAGTCAAAACAGACTTTCCACATTGGTTTTCGAGAATGTGCGAATATGGATTTTTAGAAAATGTGGACTTTGCAAAATTGCCCGGACAAAAATGTCCGACCAATAATCCTAAAAATCCATGGACTGAAATCACAGACTATTCGCTCTCTATTGACATGGCAAAAGAACTCTGCATGATTCAGCGCACGGAACGTGGAAAGCAAGCACGACAGTATTTCTTGCAGATTGAGAAAAACTGGAACAGCCCTGAAAAGGTTATGGCACGCGCTTTGCAAATTGCTAACGATACCATAAAGTCGCTTAGCTTAGAGAATACACAGCAAAAGCAGTTAATCGCGGAGTATGAGCCAAAGGCAAACTATGTTGACGAAATACTTAGCAGCAGGGATGCAGTGAACATCACCCAAATTGCCAAAGATTACGGCATGAGTGGCGAAAGTATGAATAAGTTGCTCCATGATAAAGGCATACAGTACAAATTGGGTGGGCAATGGCTCTTGTACGGCAAATATCAGCATGAGGGCTATACAAAGAGTACAACAAAGCAGATAATCCATCACGATGGAACGCCCGGAAGTGTGCTTCACACCAGATGGACACAAAAAGGCCGACTGTTCCTTTACGAGTTGCTCAAAAAGCATGGAATACTTCCTGTAATTGAAAGAGAATCAAAAGCGGCATAACCAATTCTTGAAACTTTGCCATGAAAACTGGCAGCGGGCGGCGCAGGTAGCCGCCCAATATATTGCGGATTAGAGCAGTGGTCAGCTCGCTAGCCCCATGAGTTAGAAGTCGCAGGTTCGAATCCTGCATCCGCATCCAAACAAACCCACCTCACCTCTTAACAATGTGCACAATGGCGGGTATCTTTGTGGAAGATTGTCCGAGCGGTTTAAAGAGCCTGCCTTGAAAGCAGGTAAGCGGTAACGCAACAGGAGTTCGAATCCTCTATCTTCCGCCAATTCCCAAAGCTGATGGCGTACAGGGTGAATATTATAGCTGAAATATGCTAGTCCCCGTCAACAGGGCGCTAGTCCATGCGAACTGGATTGGATTCGCAAACTTACCTAGAAAGTTTGACCATGACTAGCAGGCACATGGAATAAAGCCCGCTTATTATGAGTTACGGCAGTCCAATAGGACGTGTCCGCCGGGTCGTGACCGGGGTATCTCACCAAAGTCTTTAGGAAAGCCTATCGCGTCTATTAATAATTCTCACCATGATAGGTACTCTGAATTTAAAGTGGTCGAAATCGACCAGTTTAAAATAATTATCAAAAATCACTGACACCAAATCTGGATTGAGTGAAGAATTTAGACAGCGCAATTTTGCGCCGTCCAATTATGCCATACCGCTATTATATGCGCCATTAACTTAGTTGGAAGAGCACCGGACTCTAAATCCGGGTGGCCTGCGTTCGAGCCGCAGATGGCGCACCAAAAAAATATTCAGGTGATTTGTTGAAGTCATACGAAATTGGGAGCAAACCAGTTCCTGAATGGGTAAAATCTCTTGTTGACGCAGGAAACGTTATCTTCAAGACAGACGGATGGTGTGAAGCTGGCAACAAATTCACCAGATACAGCGCTCCAGCCGGATTTTACATAGTCCTTGATGATGATGGGAAATGTAAGACTTGTCCACCAGATAGACTTAAAGGAAGTGAAGAATAAATGATTGAAGATATTCTATCCACTGCATGGTATGGTGAAGACCATACATTTTTAGGTAGATAGGAATTATGCACTTCAAATGAAATCAGTGAAGAAACCATACCGGGAATCGTAAACGGCGCTATGGTACAGTTTGCAAATAATCAGCAGGAAATTGAATATCTGTATAATTACTACAAAGGCAATCAGCCAATCATTTACCGCGAAAAAAAGGTTAGGCCGGAAATCAATAACCGCATCGTGATTAACAACGCTCTGGCTATTGTGCGTAACGCAAACGGCTATTTCCTCGGCGAGCCAATCAAGTACACTTCAAAAGGCGGTAGCGATAAAGAGCGCAGCGATATTGACTCTCTAAATGAGTATATGGACAGCGAAGATAAAGCCGCAAACGACATGGACGTTGGCGAAAGTGCTTCCGTTTGTGGCGTTGGATATCGTCTTGTTGCGGTGGATGAAAAATGCGATGAGGATGAAGCACCATTTGAGATTCCGACACTTGATGCACGTTCAACATTCGTCATTTATTCCACTGATTCTGTAAAAAAGCCTGTACTTGGCGTTACGTTCTCTGATATTTTAGATGATTACGGAAACGCAACCGGCAGAGTGTACACGGTGTATGACAACACATACCAATATCAGTATGAAGTCGCTGGAGTACAGACAACTATTACTGCAAAAGACCTTGTAAGCGGATATCCAAAAGCACATTTGCTTGGTGCTGTTCCAATTGTGGAGTACAAAAACAATCAGTGCCGTATGGGCGACTTTGAATCCGTGTTGACAATTCTTGACGCGTTGAACAAGCTGCACAGTGACCGTGTAAACAGTGTTGAACAGCTTGTAAACAGCCTGCTTGTGTTTGTGAACTGCCACTTGAAAACGGCAAAAGAGAATGGTGGGACTTCTGATTTTGAAAAGATGAAGCAAGGCATGGCTCTTGAAATGACTTCCGACCAGCAGAATCCAGCAGACGTGAAGTATGTAAATTCCGGCGTCAATCAGAACGAAGCTGAAACGCTTGCACAGACTTTGATTGACTATGTGTACGCCATTACCGGAATTCCTGACCGTAAGGCAAAGGGCGGCGGCACTGGCGACACAGGGGATGCAGTTTATCTGCGTGACGGATACCAGAGCCTTGAAGTTGTAGCACGGTGTAAGCAGAGAAATTTCAAGAAGTCAGAAAAGCAAATGCTCCGTATGGTTTGCAAGATTTTAAAGCGATTCAGCAACATTGACATCAAGCCGATGGATGTTGAGGTAAACTTTGTCCGTAACCGCACAAACAATATGCTTAACAAGTCGCAGACACTTTCAACTTTGATGGCGACTAAAGTTCTTACTCCTACAGATGCGATTGAGCTTTCCAACTTTACAGAAATGCCTAACGAAATGGCAAAGCGTGGAGAAGAATATTGGAAGCAGAAAACGGATGAAGCGGCGGCTATGCTTGCGCCTACAAACAACACAATTCCTACAGGAAATGAGGAATCAGATGCTAAAGGAAGTTCAGACAGCAAACAACTTGCGAATCCAACAAACAACACCGAATCTAAAGGAAGCCCGGTGCCGAAAGTGCAACAAAAAACTGGGTGAGTTTAACGGATACTATGAAGTCAAATGCCCGCGTTGTGGGAATATGCAGAGTGGGTACATAAAATAAGAGTTCCTAAGAGAACCGAAACTTGCAGCCAATAGGCTGTCTGCTTCGGCTATTTTTTAATTAACGGAGGTATTTAAAATGCAAAATATTCAGATTAAAGGTGAGGTTCAAGCTAAGACCAACTGCGCAATTACCCGCATCTTCATAGATGGACATGAGATTCATGACGTAAGGTCTTTTACGCTCTTGCAGGATTCCGTCCATTCGCTTCCCATACTAAAACTTGAACTCAATGCAACAAATTGCGAAACAAGCTTATCTGACGCTTATATCAAGAAATTGCGAGCTAATGTGGAAAAGGAGAAAAAATGAAAGAGATTTATATTCCAACTTCGGTTCTTACAGCGCTGATTTTGCTCTTGAAGCTGCTTGCACTTCCTGCTATTCCGTGGGCGGTAGTATTCTTGCCCCTGATTGTTGTAACTGCATTCTTTGCCGTGGCATATGTGGCAATGACAATTATAATTGCTCGTTATCGTGACAGCTTTGAAAAGTTTTTAAAAGACATCGACCTTACAAAAGCAGATGAATGACAGCGTGAAACAGTGGCGTGATGTAAATAAGCAGATAGATAACATCCGCTCTTTGCCACGCCCAAACGCAGAGCAGATTGCAGAACTTGAACGGCTGCAAGAAATCAAAAAGCAAACGCTTCTGCAAATTGGAAGAAATCATTGCGGCTGAAATGCCGCTTTATGGAAGAAAAGGTGTGCACATGAAGTGAGGTTCGATTCCTCAATCTTCCACCACGGCAAGTCTAATAGCCTACTGCCTGCAAAACGACCGCCACAGCGTGCGGTAAAGCTATTCACTTATGCGGATATAGTTCAACGGTAGAACTTCTGACTTCCAATCAGACGGTGCCAGTTCGATTCTGGTTATTCGCTCCATGTTATAGAACCATAAGCAAAGGAAGTGATTAGAATTCACATTGTTAAAGCAGACCTTTCACGAAATCTAAGTTCGGTTGAATTGAATGTAATAGGCGACCTACATATTGGTGATAAAGCCTGTGACAGGAAGCTGATTCAGCAACGCATAGACCATATTCATGACACCGAAAATGCATATTGCATTCTTAATGGCGACCTAATGAACACGGCAACTAAAACAAGCGTATCAGATTGCTATGCTGAAAGGCTCTCCCCAATGCAAGAGATTGAAGAATGCTGCAACTTGCTTTTTCCAATAAAAGACAAGATTGTTTCTATGCAGGACGGAAATCACGAACGGAGAGTTTACCGGCAGGATGGTGTTGATATTTCAAGGCTGATTGCGAGGGAACTCGGCATAGAAGATAGATATTGTGCAGAGGGAAACTTCATATTCCTTAGATTTGGGAGTACGTCTGACGGCCACAAGGAAACCAATGGAAGTGGCAAAAGTAGAATGGTATGCTACACCATTTATGCCACGCATGGAAGTGGTGGTGGCCGCAAAGAGGGTTCAAAGATAAATCGCCTTGCTGATATGGAAAGCATTGTTGATGCAGACGTTTACATTCATAGCCATACGCACTTGCCTATGGTATTAAAAGAATCTTTCTTTAGGGCAGACATTCGCAATAGCACCGTGTCATCGGTAGACAAGCTATTTGTAAACACGTCTGCTTGCCTTGATTATGGTGGCTATGGGCAGACTGGTGAATTCAAACCATCTTCAAAAGATACACCGATAATTTACCTAGACGGCACACGGAAGAAATTTTCCGCTTGTCTATAAAATTGAGGACATAACAGTATGTAGAAAGTGTTTTTAGGCGGCACCTGTGCAGAAAGCAAATGGCGTAAAAAACTGATTTCAATGCTGTAGATTGATTATTTCAATCCGGTTGTACCTGACTGGACAGAAGAATGCTATCAGTAGGAATTGCAGGAGCGCACAAATGATGATTTTTGCTTGTACGTTATCACTCCACGAATGCAGGGAGTTTACAGCATTGCAGAAGTCGTTGACGATAGCAACAAACGCCCTGAAAAGACCGTATTCGCCTTTATTGATGAACCAGATTTGAAGTTCAGCATTGGACAGTATAAATCCCTTGATAGGGTTGGCCTTATGGTTCAGCGAAATGGTGGAAAATATTTCAAGAGTTTGTCTGAAATCGCAGACTATTTAAATTCGTGAGTATGTGGGATTCCACTTACTTATAAATCAAAAACAATCAGACGCAACGGCACAGATTGAACACTTATGAGGACTATATATCTGTTACGGTGCGGCACAACGGAGGAAAGAAAAATGGCAGAAGAAGCTAATACAGCAGTCGGAACCGCTGTTCAGTCCAGCGCTGACGCAAATGTAAGCGCCGTTGCTAATGCATCAACAGGCGATTCAACGGTTGTAACGCAAAAAGCAGACGGAATTACAGTAAAGTCAGAGCCTTTTAAGACTTTTGAATCACAGGGAGATTATGACCGCGCGATTCAGCAGGCATTGAAAACCCGCGAAACCAATCTGCGCGAAGAAATCAAGAGTCAAATGGAAGTAGAGTCCAAAATGACCGCAGACCAGTTGGCTAAAAAGCAGATTGATGATGCAAAAGCGGAAATTGAAGCCGCAAAGAACGGCCTTGCGAAAGACCGCAACAGGCTTTCAGCAGAGCGCCAGTTCGTGCTTGCAGGCGTTGATGAAAAGGCATACTCGAAGATTCTTGACACGGTTGTAACAGCCGACAAGGATACCACTGATGCAGCCGTGAAGTCCGTGATTGACGTTATTAAGGCGCAGTCGGAAAAGATTGCCAATGATAAAATCAAGGCTGAAATGGCGAGCGCAAAGCCGCCAAAAGCAGGGAATGCGGACAGTAAGCCTGCAGGTGATTCTTCTACTAACATTCTCAAAGTGCTAGGTAGGGACACTACTGAACACGCAAAAGCAGCAAAGTCCGCAATCGACCACTACAGATTGGGAGGTACAAATAAATGAATGTAAAAACTGAAACGGTTACTGCAACAAAAGAAATTTTGTACAACGACCATTATGTTGGCAAGCCGTACACCGTTAGTGCTACTGGCGTAACCGCGAATTCAGAGGGAAAAAAGATTGTACCGGCTGGCACAATTCTCCCCGCAAACGATGCAACAGCAGAGGGTGTGTTGCTGTTTGACACAAATGTTACAGATGGTGACCGCACCGCAACTATTGTTATCCACGGATTTATCAAAAGCGCGGCACTTCCGGCAGCACCGGCAGCAGAAGCAAAAACCGCACTGAAAGATATTCAGTTTATCGGCTAATAGGAGGAATAAAATATGGCTGAACTTTAGGACATTTTTACGGCAAATGCAGTTGCAAACGATTGGACAACTGCGTATTCCAATGAAATCCCGTATCTTGGCAGTGCTTTCTTCGCACCGCGAAAGAAAACCGGGCTAACTGTGTCTTGGCTGAAAGGCACAAAGGGACTTCCGGTTGCAATCAATCTGTCTAGCTTTGATGCAAAGCCGACATTCCGCGACCGTGCAGGTGTGAGCCGTTCTGAAACGGAACTGGCATTCTTCCGTGAGTCTATGATTGTCAAAGAAAAGGACATTCAGGATTTGATGGAAGTGCAGAATCGTGATGCAAACGACCCGTTTGTGCAGGACGTTTTGAACCGCATCTTTGATGATGCTGGTACTTTGCGTGATGGTGCTATGGTAGTGCCTGAAATTATGGCATTCAGTCTGCTTGCACCAGTTGACGGAAGTCCCATTATCAATTTGACTGGAAAAGATGGTGCAAGTTACACCATGAACTATGATGCTGACGGCACATGGAAAGCAAAGCACTACACTGCTTTGACCGGCACAAACCTGTGGAGTGATACGGCTAATTCTAAGCCGCTATCTGACATTCGTACCATCAAGCGCAATGCTCTGAAAGAGAACGGAACAGTGCTGTCCACTGCCATTATGTCACAGGCAACGTTTGATAATCTGCCGGAGAATGCACAGATTAAGTCTGCAATTCTGGCGCAGAACGCTACTGCAAACATCTTCATGGATGATAATCTGCTTGCACAGTTCTTACGTATCAAGTGCGGCATTGATATTATTGTCTACGATAAGATGTACAAGGGCATTGATGGCACTGCACATCCGTTTATGCCGGATGGTTATGTTACTTTCCTGCCCGCTGGCGGCTCCGTTGGCACTATGTGGTATGGCATGACACCGGAGGAACGCTCTGCACGTCAGGCTGGCAACCAGCTTGCTATCTTCAACACAGGTATCACCATCACCGTAAGTACCACAAAAGAAGCGCCGTACCAGACCATTACCACCGCTTCCGAAATCCTTGCGCCGTCCTATGAGCGTATGGACGAAGTCTATGTTGCAAAGGTGGCTTGATTGCTGTGAAATTCGACCACATTGTAAAACATGGTGACAAGTTTTATATGGCGGGTGAAGATGTGCCGGTAAAACAGCCGGTGCATACAGATTCTAAGCCCGCTGTAGCAGAAGCCGTCACAGAGAAGAAACGAGTAACGCGGAAAGGATAATATCAATGACTACTACACAGCTTGATTAGCTGAAAGTATGGCTTGATATTCCAGTAATCGACACTTCCTAGGATGAAAAGCTGAACCTTATGCTTGACCGGGCAGAGTCGAGAATTAAAGAGCGCAGACGGTCACCGCCTGACGCTCCACTGGAAAGCCAATATAACGAACTGCAAATTCAGATTGCAATTTTTCTTTATAACAAGCAAGGAGCGGAGGGGGAAACGGCTCACAATGAGAACGGAGTCAACCGCTCTTATGAAAATGCTGATATTCCTGATTCCCTGCTGAAAGAAGTCATTCCTATGGCGGTGATGGTTTCATGAGAAGCCTGAACAAAGATAAAAAGTCAATCTGGTTTGCGAAGAAACTGCCGCCTGTTCCTGAAAAAGACGAAAATGGGCTCGAAACAGGGAACATGATTTCCTGCTATGACGAACCTGCCGAATTCCATGTGAACGTGCAGCCAATAACCGATACGGCAGACATTCAAGAGTACGGCGCTGACGTTTCCAAAATGCAGAAATGCGTGTTCACACCGTTTGATGTTGAGGGGTATTCTCCAGAGGAATTTGAAGCGGCATGGTACGGAGTCACACCAAACGGAAACTTGCGGGACGATGATGCAGAGCACCCGATGAACAACAACTATACAGTCAAACAGGTAATTTTCACTGGTTGGCAGTATGCTGTGTACATTAAAAAGGTCGCAGGCACAGAAACATGAAAATCTCTTTTGATGCACTTTCTCCATAGTCTGTGGAAGAAGCAAAAAAGCAACTGGAAAGTCTGAATTCCAAGGTTGATTCTACCCTTGCAAGCGTGATTTCGCAGCTTACGCAAGAGGGGCGCGATTACATGAAGTCAGTCGTCAAACGCTCTACGGGGGAACTGTCAGACAGCATTTCCAGCACGTTTGATGAATCAACCTGTACTGGAAGAATTTCGGTTGGTTCAGACTACGCTATCTTTGTTGAGTATGGAACCGGGATTAAAGGCGCAACCAGTCCACATCCTAATCCTGCTCCCGGATGGGTGTATGATTCAAACAGTCATGGCACTGCCGGATGGTGGTACTTTGATGAAAAGGCGCAGAAACTACGTTGGACGCAAGGACAACCTGCTAACGCTTTTGTTTACAAGACGGCACAGTATTTGAAACAACGTGCAAAAGAACTAACCGATAAGGAATTGAGAGTGATTGTGAATGGTTGACCTTACAAATGCAGTTTATACATATGTCAAGAAAGCGGTACTTTCTGTATGTCCTGCTGCACTGGTTGTAAAGCCTTTTCAGAATCAGTCCACACAATTCCCGTATGTCACAGTGCAGAATGTTGACTTCCCTGAAATTGAGCACACGCTTGATTATGGAGAACGCAAGTATTCATTTACCTGCCAAATTGAGATTTACACTAAAGGCGGCACTGCTGAAACCACAGCTATGAAAATCCGTTCTGCTATTGCTGATTCTCTGGAAAATGACTTGCACATGAAGTGCGAGTTTTCCGGCACAATGCAGAACGTTTCAGACACGACAATTTATAGGTACGTTATGCGGTATTCATGCCGGTATGACGCTTACCGAAACAAAATCTATTCGTAAATACGGAGGTATAAAATATGGCTGATGCAAATGTTATTGCACTTACTGATATTGGCATTAAACTGATGAAAAAGAACGATGCTGGCTAGTATGAAAAGCTGGTATCCGTTGTTAAGACTCCTGACACCGGTGGCACTCCTAACAAACTGGAAGTTACCACATTGGACAGTGAATACAAGCAGTACGTTTCCGACCGTCCCGACACGCCTACATATGATTTCGAGTACAACCACACCGAAGCAAACTATACGGCTGTAAGCGGATATGTAAGTTTGAAAATTCCAAAGGATTTTCTCATTGTCTATCAGGATGGCAGCGGCGAACACTTTGTCGGAACCGGTGCAACATGGATTAGTGGTTATTCTGCTGGGCAGGCAGGCAAGTGCTCTCTGGCAGTCAACGTTTCCAGTCACGACCATGTAGCAGACACAAGCACAATGATTGCTACTGTTTAACAGAAACTAAAATTTTAAGGAATGTAACGGAGGTATAACAATATGAATTCTTTTGATGTAAATGTGGGTGAAAAGACCTACAAACTGTTCTATGACCGCGCTTCTGTTCGTAAGTTTGAGAGCATCGGCGGCAATGTTTCCGACCTGTAGGACAAAATCTACACTTCTGCCGACAAACTGTTTTACTGCGGGCTTGGTAAGTTCCACCCGAATATCAGCTATTCCGAAGCTGTTGAAATTTCCGATAAGGCAATCGAAGAATTCGGAGTGGATGAAATTTACAGTGCTCTGGTAGAGCCTTTCATGGAGGTTTTTACCGAGGGCGGGAAGTCTGCAAAGAGCAAGACATTTCTCGTGGCTCCGAAGAAAACAGCGTAACAGAACCGCAAAAGCAGTACAAAACTGCAACTGAACAATTTGAATGTGAATTGTTCCCATTGGCCGTAATAGCAGGGTGTAGCTATGACGAGTTTTGGAACGCTGAACCAGAATTGTTTTGGCTTTATGTGAATGCCTACAACATAAAGCATGAAGCTGAAATTGAGTTATGGCAGCAGCGGGCTGATACGGCTGCATGGTTGCAAGGCTACTATGTAATGCAGGCTGTTGGCGCTTGTTTAACTGACAGCGTACAGTATCCGACAAAGCCAGAATCAATGCTTGCTCCCAAGAGCAAGCAAGAGTCTGTAAAAGAGCAGCAACAGTCAATGGAAACATACTTCCGTAAGCGGTCAGAGGAGATTGATAAAATGCTTAACGGCACTGCTCCCAAAGTCATTACGGGAGAACGAAGATGTTAACGAAAACAGGGGTATGGCAGACGTGCTGTATCCCTATTTTTATATAGATGGAGTGTGATTATTTATGGGAGAAGATAACAGCCTTGACATTGAAATATAGGCTTCTGCCACAAAAGCAAATAGTGCATTAGACAAACTGATTGCTAAGATTGAGTCTTTCCAATCATCATTAACTAAGTCAATTCCTGCACTGAAATCTTTTACGGCAGAAATGGACAAAATTGCATCATCTTCAAAAGCGTTTGCTTCTCTTAAAAAGTTCTATGATACAGAAAAAGAGGGGGCAGACGTTACAAACAAAAATGTGCAGGCCACCAAAAAAGCAGAATCAAACATGGCTATGTATCAGGCGCGCCTTGACCGTGCAAACGTGTCCATGCAACGCTCACAGATTCAAGCAGAAAAATTGTCTGCTGCTCTTGAAAAGACGGCGCAGGCTAAAAAATTTATGGCGGATTCTGACAATTCCATTACTGATTTAGCGGCAAAAGCCGTAGACAGATATGTCAATGGTGGCACTGATAAAATGTCAACCGAAGCTGCACAGTCTGCGTTGCAGCGTCAAGCAAGTGAATCTGTGAGTGCAAACCATTCTATGCAACCGAACGTTTCTGATTTGAGAAAGGCTATGAGCCAGCCTACGCAAGCGCAAGTTAACACGAGCCATTCTACAAAAGCCATTGAGGAAGTGACGCAGTATATTGAACGTCTGAAATCCTCTATGAATGGTATTTCTGGTGATTCTGCCGCACAATTTGCAAATCTTGAAGCACAGTTGCGGTCACTTGCTGCACAGATTGACAATGCCGCCACTGCGTACCAAAATCTGAAAGTAAAGGCACAAGAAGCAGGCGCTTCAAAGGGCGTTGGCAGTGAGGAATACTTAAAGCTGGAAAGCAGAGTATTAAAGGCTGGAAATTCCATGAACAGCCTAACCGCAAAGCAGCAGAAAGTTGCGGAGAAGATGGAGCAGATTGCTTCCACTACGAATGAAGCTGGTTCTGCTATGGATAAGTTTGGTAATAAATCAGAAAGAGCGGGGAACAAAGCAAAAGGCGCAGGCCAAAGCACTCTAACGATTATCAAGCACATGATGACTGGAATGATTGCATTCACTGCGTTTCAGGGCGTACTTAACAGTATTACAGAAGGGTTCAAAGACGCTGCGCTAGGTAATAAAGACGCAAATGATACTTTGTCAAAGTATATGAGCAGTTTCACCTACCTAAAAAATGCGATTGCAGCACCGCTTTTAGCAATATTGAAAGCAATTTCTCCGGCAATAACTAATATTGTAGACGGGATTGCGGCAGCGGCTAATAAGCTTGCAATTTTCATTGCACAGATTACAGGGCAAAAGACTGTCACTATTGCAACAAAGACGAATGTTGACTATGCTGCTTCACTTGACAAAACAGGCGACAGTGCTGATAAGGCAAAGAAGAAAGTAAAAGAACTCCAGAGAACGGTTATGGGGTTTGATGAACTGAATGTTCTGAATAAAAAAGAGTCCTCTGATTCTGACAGTAAAAAGAGTAGTGACCCTGACTATAGTAAAATGTTCAAAACAATTCCTACTCCAAAGTCAAACTGGAATTTTAACGACCTTTTCAAGAACATTAAAGGTGTTTTTGACAAGATTGACGACAAAAGGGATAAGGAAGAAAAGGCAACTAAGAAAAGCGTTGAAACCGTTACTCAAAAGGTTAAAGAGGGAGCAGAAGCTGTTGCAAAAGCAGTTCAGCAGATTCCGGTTCCTAGCCTTGAAATTCCTCCAGTGTATGTGCCGCCTCTGGATGATGGAGATTACCAGAAGTCAAAAGGCAGGTATCAGGAGCCTGTAGCAGCACCAGTATTTGAACCTCTGATCGCTCCTGCGGTTGTGCTTGATTATTTTCTATATGGTAAAGCTTTGTATCAGCAGCCAATTTCCGCTCCAGAAGTACAGCCGGCAGTAATTCCAGCGCTCGATTCTTCTTTATTTCTGCCATCATTTGAGCCTGTAGAAGAAAAAGTAAATTCTCTATCAACCAATATGCAGGTTTCATTTGGAGCGGCAGGTACTGCAATGGCAGCATCATGGGCGCAGTCGTGGAGCCATATTGACTCTGAAACGAGCCTAAAGTCACAGTCAGCACAAAAAAAGTTATCTGGATTTAGTGCAAATTCAGAATCGATATTTAGTGGAATGGAAAGTACTGTCACTGCTGCTACAAGTGCAATGTGGCAAAGCGTACTTTCTCAAACGTCATCAAAACTCAATTCTCAAACAGGCAATAAGGTAAGTGCCTTTTCAAAAGGCGCAAATCAGAGTTTTCAGGATATCGCAAAAAGCATACCGACTTTGGCAAAAACAACATGGTTAGCTGTGCTCACAAGTGCATCATATTATCTCGGAGAAACTCACAACCGGGTTAACGCAAAGCTGAAAGGCATATCAGACGATTTTGCAAAGTTTGGAACAAATCTGCAGACCAACACGCAAAAGACTTGTCAGTATCAGCTTACTGCTTTTTCAACTGTATTTCAGAACATTGGGAAAGCACTGCAAAGTGTGGGAAACTGGTTTAGTCAAGCGTGGAACTCGGCTGGAAAGCAGACTGCAGCCATACAAAAGACAAACCCGCCAAAAGCCGGTTCTGATTTAGCTGGCGCTCTTGGTGGAGCAGGATTAATAAGTGGGGCAATACCCAAAATCCTTAAATTGCTTGGTGTTGCATTTTCAGCAAGGGGTGGCATTACAACATCTCCAATTTTATCTGTTGTCGGTGAGGCCGGTTCCGAAGCTATTTTACCATTGAACAGCAGCACGTTTTCCGCTCTCGCAAAGGGAATTGTGGAAAATTCTAAAACGTCTGGCGAAAGTGGAAGCACAGTTATTGCTAATGTGTTCAATGTTAATGGAAAGACCGATTCCAGCATTTTGGGAGAATCCGGTGCAAAGGTTAAGCAGATTACAGACAATCTTCGCACTTCTGCCGACACCCGCAAGAAAATTGTTTCAGACGAAACAGACTATACCGCAAAAAAGTATCAGGAAATCTCTGCAAGCCTGAACAATTCTGTGCCTACGCTTCTGAAAGGAATCAGTGCAAATGTTTCTGATACATCTGCCACTATCCAGACAGACACAAACACAAAGTGGAATGGGATTAGCACATTCATTGATGGAAAGTTCAGTGGGATTTCCAAAAGTGCAAATGCAAATTTCTCTGCTGCAAAGTCTTTTGAACAGAGCAACTTTGCGTCTGCTGAACGTGATGTGAGTTCCAAAGCTTCCAGCATGTACAGCAATGCTTCCGGTAAATTCAAAGCAATTTCATCTGATGCAAGTACTTATTTCAGTAAAGTGAAACAGTCGGCACAGATTTACATGAGCGATTCTGACAACATTGTGAATCAGCATTCCAAAGCCATCAACAACAATGTTGCTGATAAAATTGGTGGCGCAATTAATGGTGTAGTGGCGGGCATCAACTCTGTGCTGTCTGCGGTCGGTTCTAAAGCAACTGTAAAGCCAATCAGCATCAAACACTATGCCTATGGTTCAGGGCATCATCCGGGCGGAGCAGCACTTGTCAACGACCAATCCGGCTCTACTTATCGCGAAATGGTTCAGCTCCCAAACGGTCACGCATTTATTCCGCAAGGGCGCAATGTGCTGATTCCTGATTTGCCTGCCGGTTCGTCTGTACTGCCTGCAAAACAGACAAAGCAGATGTTCCCACACTATGCGAACGGTATAGGCGACTTTTTCGGCACTTCTAAGGCCGTTCTAGACACTTTTTCTACAAACATATGGAATTACCTAGACAAACCCGAAATGCTCTTACACGCCGCTATAGACAAAAACACGGCTATGCAATCCATTAACTTCCCATGGAACGAGATGGAAAAGAGCACAGTACAGTTCTTGACAAGTCATTCCGTTGACTTCATCAAAAAGCAACTCGCAGAGTTTACAGCACCCGGAAACGGCACCGTGGAAGCATTCCTAAAGATTGCAGAATCGGAATTGGGCTATCTCGAAAAAGGTTCAAACAGCAGTCTGGACGATAAAGCAGCCAATGCCGGTCATGCAGACTTCACAAAGTTTGGGCGCGACTTCGGAATGAACGGTGCCGCTTGGTGCGATATGTTCGTGTCTTGGTGTTTGAAACGTGCGGGAGTGGATGAATATCTATCTGCTTCCTGCGAGGATTCCATGAGCCATTTCAAGTCAGCCAACCGCTGGACTAACAATCCTGCACGCGGCGATTTGATTTTCTATGATTGGGACAAGAACGGTACCGCCGACCATATCGGCATCGTTGAGAGCATTGCAAGCGGTCTTGTAAATACGATTGAGGGCAACACAAGTGGAAGCGATGGCGCAGAGGGTGTATTCAGAAAGCATCGCAATTCAAACTCTGGAAACATTCTTGGCTATGGCATTCCGAACTTCAAGAGTGCAATGGAAGTTGCAATGAGTGCGGTTGCAAATGTTGGCTCTGGAGTTGAACAGTGGAGAAGCCTTGCATCTAAGGCGCTTATGATGACTGGACATTATTCCACGCACAATGTGGATTTGCTGCTGGCACAGATGAACACTGAATCCAGTGGGCAGGTCGACCCGTCAGACCTGCATGACGTAAATTATTACGCTGGGCATCCGTCTAAAGGCTTGATGCAATTAATCCCTGAAACATTTTCGACTTACGCTTTGCCCGGATACAACACGAACATTCTTGACCCGTTATCAAACATCCTCGCGTCCATCCGTTACACATGGGCGCGTTATGGTTCTCCTGACGGCGTGTGGGGACAAGGACACGGATACGCAAAAGGTATCGGAAACATCGATTGGGGCGGTTGGAACGCAAATGGAGGCATCTATGACGCACCTACGCTGATAGGCATAGGTGAAAAAGGAAAAGAAGCCGCTTTACCAATGCGTAAAGAGTCCTATGCAGAGATTGCACAGGGCATTGCTGAACAGCAGACAAATGGCAATTCAGCAAATTCATCCAATCAGAATGAACTTGTAAATCAGGTTGGCGCAATCCTTGCAATTCTGCAAAGTAACAGCGGAAAACCAATTCAACTTCATGTTACAGCAGACCTTGACGGCAAGAGCATTTACGATTCAACTCAAAATTACAAAGCAATCGATAGTAGACGTTACGTTCCAACTCATTAACGATTAGGCTCACTTGATTTTTCAAGTGGGTCTTTTCTTTTGTCTTTTTCCCTTTGACCAGAATTTTTTTTGCGAAGCGTTTTTTAGATTTTGCGTGGAGATTTTTTTAAAAACTCCGCGCTTTATATATATTATAATTATATTATATTTAAATAAAGGATTAGAGGTAGTCAAGAAACTAGACTACCCTAGTCAAATTATTTGACTACCCCTAGTCAAGAAATTAGACCACCTAGTCAAAAAAATTGACTACCAAATGGAAGCAACTATTAACATTGAGTTCACAGGTTTTGAGTGACGAAATCAGTTCAAGCATGCTAAAATAAAAATATAATTAAAAAAATTTATGTTTTCATAGAGCGCCATAAGAGCGTCATATTCAGAAATGAGTGTGATACTCTTTTTTTATTGTAAAGGACGGTGAAGCTGAATGGCACAGTCAACATTGATGGTAAACGGAAACACCATTGAAACCCCGCAGTCCATGGAATGGGCATTGCAAGACATATCAGATTCAGAAGCAGGGCGCGACCAGTAGGGGTTAATGCACAAAGATAGAGTGGCACAGTAGGTGAAGCTTACTTGCACATGGGCTCCTATGACGGAAGCAAGAGCATCTGTGCTGTTACAGCACGTTCAGCCAGAAACATTCCTGCTGACATATCCGGACATAAGGCTTGGAGGATACCGCACAGCAACATTTTATGTGGGTGACAGAAGCGCGCCAGTCAATTATTTTGTGAAGCAAAATGGGCGGTTTAGCCAGTCCATGATTTCAAACATAAAATTTGACTTTGTCGAAGTGTAAAGGTGGCGATAGATTGAAACCAGTATCGGATGATTTTTAGAAATTTGTTCTGCTAAATGGCAGAGAATTCCACTTCAAAGCAGATGTGAAGTTGGCAAACGGAACAGAATTCCCGCTAAAAGATGCAGACATCATGCAAGGCAGTGTAACCATTGATAGCGGAGTTTCTTCAAAGTCTGATTATACAGTAGGCTCCGCGATTACAGACTTATGTACAATCATGCTGAATAACTTTGACGGAAAGTTTACGCAGTGCGATTTCTGCAAAGCAAGCATTACCGTGTACATTGGCATGGTTGTCAAGCGCGATTATACCGGCGACACGGTAGAATGGGTGAAGCAAGGTGTATACAACGCATATGACTACAAGGGTCGCAATACAATAACGGTTTCTGCATATGGAAATCTCTCTAAGTCAGACAGCAAAGTTGACATGGATGTTACTTATCCGGTCACATTGGGAAACCTTGCACAGCAGGTTTGTGACAAGTGCGGAATTTCACTGAAAACTAAAACTTTTCATAATAGTGATTATCAGATTTTCAGAGACCCGCAGTATTCATCTTCCACATATCACGATGTGATTGCGAACATTGCACAGTTGGCAGGATGTTATGCGCAATGCAATGCGGACGGAGAACTTGAATTCAAGTGGTTTGACTATTCAACCGCACCGTACAATATCAGCAGTTACCAGAAGTATGAGCCTGCAAAAGACAATATTACCGTGACCGGCGTTAAGATTGACAGTAAAAATGTTGACGCGAAGTCCGGCAACGATGGGTATGTAATTACCCTGAAAGATTCTGACAATAAGCTACTGCAAGCTGCAATATATGAACAGGTTATTTGCGACGAATGGGCGGTCAACATCAACTCCGCCATCAAA